TAGAATTATTGAGTTTTTCTCCAATTCCCACCCTTATCAAAAAAGGGTGGGAAGTATTTCTGTATTGTTATACTTATTTTTGTTTTATTTTTTGGAGGATTAAATGGCTTCAAAAACAAAAGATAAGATGCCAAAAAGAAACAAACGTAATTTCCGCCCCACAAAAAAAGGAGCAGGAATGACGGAGGCAGGCGTTAAAGCCTACCGCAGAAAAAATCCCGGTTCAAAACTTAGAACGGCTGTTACAAAGAAAAAAGGTTTAACTAAGTCTGAAAAAGCAAGAAGAAAGTCCTTTTGCGCTAGATCAGCAGGTCAAATGAAAAAGTTTCCAAAGGCAGCAAAAAATCCTAACAGTAGATTAAGACAAGCTAGAAAGAGGTGGAGATGTTAATATCCAGAAGTAAAATGCCAAAAGGTTTAAGCTATTTTAGAAAGGTGGTGCAGCGTCTAAAAAGTCAAAAGGTAGTAAAATATGTCCTGAGGGTAAGGCATGGGCAAAAAGAACTTTTGACACGTATCCCTCTGCTTACGCAAATTTAGCAGCCTCAAAATATTGTAAAGATCCAAACTATGCAAAAAAAGCTAAGGGTGGTAAGAGAAAAGGTAGATAATGTCAAAAGATCCTAAAATAGGCACGGGTAAAAAACCTAAGAACACAGGGCGAAGATTATATACTGATGAAAACCCTAAAGACACGGTAAGTATTAAGTATGCTACTGTAAAAGATGCAGAGGACACTGTAAAAAAAGTAAAAAGAATTAAGAAACCTTTTGCTAGAAAGATACAAATTTTGACAGTTTTGGAACAAAGAGCTAAAGTAGCAGGTAAAAAACAACAAGCATTAATTGCAAAAAGGGCAAAAGAGTTCCTTAGAAATAAGGAGAATAGAGTTGGGTGAGTTAAAAGATTGGTTAAAACAAGACTGGGTGAGGATAGGTACAGATGGCAAAATCAAAGGTAAATGCGGTACTTCAAAGGATAAAAAGAATCCTGACAGGTGTCTTCCAAGGGCTAAAGCTCAAAGTCTTTCGCAAAAAGAAAGAGCCTCTACCGCTCGTAAAAAAAAGACAGAAGGTAAAAAGGGGAAGACCGTCGTTAAAAACACCAAACAAGCGCAAGTAAAGTTTGCTGCATACGGTGGTGAAATAGAAGTTACAAAAGCAAAAAGACCCTACACAGGTAAAAAAAAGGACGGTGTGGTTGCTAGAGGATGCGGTGCCATACTAGCTGATAGGAGAAAGCATACGAAAGGGTCTGTAAGCACATGAGCAGTGAGTATCTTGAAGAAATTAAGGCTTGGTCCAAACACGCGCTTGAAAAACCTTTAGACTATTTTAATGGTCTTCCACCTTGCCCGTATGCTGAAAAAGCTTGGGAGGATGATCGTGTAGATTGTGTAATAAAAGACACAGACAATAAACAGGTTCTGTATACGACTGTTTCTCAGTTTCCTAATCATTTAGATATAATTTTAATAATAGACAGAAAGTATGAGCTAGAAGCCAAAAAGTTTCACGAATATTTAGATTCAATGAATGTTGCTATATCAGATGGGATGTTTATAGATAAAGATATTTGGGTAATGGGGTTTCATCCTGACGATGAAGCTAGTGAGTATGTAGATGCTAATAATTTTAATGCTTTGATTGAAGATAAGTATGCGATTATCTTCGTTCAAAGATTAACAAAACTTTATGAATCTGCAGACAAACTTAAAAAAAGAGGTTATTATAAAAATTACAGCAAAGACTATAATATTAATGAAATTTTTAAATTAAGAGAAACTTTGTATAGGAGACTTAAAGATGGCAATGCATAATAAAAAACCTGTAAAAAAAATGGGTGGTGGAATGATTAAAAAGAATGGTATGACTAAGGCCATGCGTGGCGGTGGCATGGTTAAGAAGATGCGTGGCGGTGGCATGGTTAAGAAGATGCGCGGTGGCGGCATGGTCAAGAAAAAGTAATCAGGAGTAAGTAACATGGCAGGATCCAGAGTAAATATAGGAAACGCAGGTTTCAAAAAAATGAAATCTAAGGGTGGCACTGTAAAGATGAAATCCAAGGGCGGTATGATTAAAAAAAATAAGCCTATGATGATGTCTAAAGGTGGCATGATTAAGAAAAACAACAAACCTATGATGATGTCTAAGGGTGGCATGATTAAGAATAATAAGCCTAAAATGATGTCTAAGGGTGGTACGGTTAAAAAAATGAAAATGATGTCCAAAGGTGGTACGGTTAAAAAAATGAAAAAATAGAAAGGATCTATGGCTTATTTACAAAGTAATATTCCGCATTTTAAATGTTGGGTGCGTAGGGAATATACGCACAACCATGAAAAATACCATGGTGAATTTTTACACGCTATGGCTGTGGCCGTCACAACAATGCCGTGCAGATCTTTAAGCTTTCAAGTAATATTTACGGGCTTGGAAGAAGGCTCTGAAGAAAATGTGCATGGTGGAGCTATGTGGGCAAGAATGCCTATAACAGCCTTGGTAGGTGATTTTGACTTTGAAGGTTGGCCTGAACCCATGCCTACCTATCTAGCTCAACCTTGGGACTGTTCCTCACATCATCATGCAGTATACCAAATAAACAGGGCGCAACCTTGTCCTTGGATTGCTAAAATTGGAAGTGATTTTTTTCCTGCTAAATATTTATTTACAGTAGACTATACAGAGAGTGAAATAGCGGATGATCCTGCACAACACAAACAAAGCCATGTTTTACAGTTGTTGGATGCGGATGTTTATACAGGTAATGTAGTTGCGTTACCCAATAATAGAGTTAGGGTTACACATCCTGCTTGGTGGGTAACAGGAGAAGGTCCACCCGATTTTAAACCCTCTCATCATATACACTATTCAAAATCAGATTTAGACTATACCCTAGACGTAAATCAAATTTTTGATAATATGTATGCAGAGCCAGAAGAAGAGGAAAAATAATGGCGATATCTAACAGTACAGATTTTGAACTTGATGTAGTTGAGTATATAGAAGAGGCTTTTGAGCGTTGTGGACTTGAGGTTCGCACGGGTTATGATCTTAAAACGGCAAGACGCTCTCTTAATCTTATGTTAGCAGAATGGGCTAACAGGGGTTTAAATCAATGGACAATTAAACAAAGAACCCTTTCTTTAGTCAAATCAGATGGGGAATATGATTTAGGTACAGATATTATAGATGTATTATCTGTTGTTGTAAGAAGGGATAATACAGATTTTTCTGTAGAAAGAATAAGTAGGGACACGTATTTGTCCATACCTAACAAAACTACAGAGGGTAGAACAAACCAATTTTTTTTGGATAGGCAAGTAACTCCCAATCTAAAAATATGGCCTGTACCAGAAAATAGCACAGATGTTATATATTATGATGCTTTGACTAGGGTTGATGATGCAGACACTCAGGTAAACACCCTAGACGTACCATTTAGATTTTATCCCTGCCTTGCTGCAGGTTTGGCTTATTACATTGCTATGAAAAAAGCACCTGAAAGAATACAATTACTTAAAGCAGCTTACGAAGAGGAATTTCAAAGAGCTATGACTGAGGACAGAGACAGAGCATCATTTAACGTTGTTCCTCAGTTTGAATATTTTAGGACTACCTGATGTCAAAATACGCTAGTGGTAAAAGAGCTTACGGAATATCAGATCGCTCAGGATTTAGATATAGATATAAAGATTTAAGAAAAGAATGGAATGGTGCGGTTGTAGGACCAGATGAGTTTGAAACAAAGCATCCACAACTATTTCCTAGAAGAAAGGTTTTTGATGCTCAAGCTTTACGGGACGCAAGACCAGAAACTAATTTATCAGAAGAAAGATCTATTCAACATGGGTTTAACCCAGTTGGTTTTCGTTTTATTGAGGGTATTACGCCACCAAACCGACTTGCCCCAGAAGCAGGGGTTGGTAACGTAACAATAACAGTAACTGATTTTATTGGTAATACAGCTAATGTTAGTGGTGTTCAGGGAGCGTCAGCCGTTGGCACGGTTTCAATAACTGTTCCAAATGAAAATGAATCTGTTAATGTGTCTGGTTTTGTAGGCACAACCTCTGTGGGCTCAATTTCTACTTTACCTGTTGATGTCATAGGAGTAGCGGGTACTTCGGCAGTGGGTAGTGTTACAATTTCAGAATCTGTGACTACGTATACTGTAACTGTGGCGAGCTACCTTGGTGCTAATAAATATTATATAGATGGTGTAAGACAAGCCACAGTAACCCTTAGCGAAGGTAGTATTTACCGATTTGATCAATCCGATAGTTCAAATGGAGGTCATCCATTAAGGTTTTCAACCACAAGTGACGGAACACACGGAGGCGGTTCAGAATATACAACAGGAGTTACCACTAATGGCACAGCGGGTAGTTCGGGAGCTTATACACAAATAACCGTTGCTAGTGGGGCTCCGACGTTGTATTACTATTGTACAAACCATAGTGGCATGGGAGGTCAAGCAAACACACCATGAGCTTTACATTAACGACACTAAGAACATCTTTAAAAGAATATACAGAAAACACAGAAACCAGTTTTGTTAACAACCTAGATTTGTTTATTCGTTTAGCAGAAGAAAGAATATTAAAAAACGTTCAGCTAAATGTTTTTGAAAAAAACGTCTCTGGTACCATGACAACTAGTAATCAGTATTTGGCTTGTCCCAGTGATTTTTTAGCACCAAATGCTTTGACCATT